TGTAAGGATGACGAGTTGATAAAGTTGCCGGGCACGAAATCTGTGAAGGACATGAGAGTGTTTAAGTCTACGTTCATATCTGTTAAGAAGCGGTTTGTCATAGTGAAGCCAGCCCCTGCTTTAAAGAGAGTCCCCGTTCCTCCTGGTGCAAGACCTCTAGTTATAGAAGTCGTACATCTGTAACCACCCGCCCAAACCCCGGCTAATGTCAAAGTTGGGGTGATGCCGAACCTGCCGGTGTTCTCTTCTAAACCCTGCCTATAGTTATTTACTATGCCTATTTCGTTACAGTTGTTAAAGTTAACGCGAGACCATTCAAAAGACTCGTTGCCAGTAGCCCCGACTAAATTAAATACCCTAGAGTTTGCCCCTATTGTATCAAAAGCAAGGTCTACCCCCGATATTGAGCCTGACCCGCCAACGGGAGAGGTAAACATTTCGTAATTATTCTCTGATGACACAAGTTGTGAACGAGCGGCATCAATACCACGTAATGAAATACCCCCTACTGGAACCTCTGCGGATACCGTACCCATGTCTATAATGCCGTCGATCAAATATACCTTAGTGCTGTCTATCACTCCACCAAGCGTGGTCGCTATGTTTGACTGCCTAACTATAATTCTATTATCAATCTTATTGGCCGCTATGTCAGCAGCGTTAGTGGCTATATCAGTGATGTTAGTAGCTATGTCAGCAGCGTTAGCCGCTGTAGTGGCGTATGTTTCTGTTGTGTTGGCCTCAATCTTAGTGAAGGCATCGAAAAGGTTGTCGCCGTTTTTGGCGTTCACGGCTCCAATGATTATGTTTTGTTGTGCCATTATGCAATCACCTTGTCTGTTGTTATCTTAGTAGTGTCTGTGGTGAATCCTGTTGTATCCACGGTAAACTCTGGCAATCCAGCTATTGCCCTTGTGTTCTGCTGCAAAAATGAGTTTAGGAAGTTAAACCCTTCCGATTCATTGTTATTGATTAAGTCATTAGACCCGCCGGTTCTTTGCCACAGCTGGAAGAGTATTGTCCTTTGCTGATCGAAGAAAGCAACCGCTTCCCTATCACCAGCAAACCGCTTAGGTATCATCAATGCTGGTGGTGGATTTACATTAACCGCCATTAGTTACCCGCCAGCCTTAAATCAATAGTTCCCGAATAGATAGAATAATTAACCGGGTCGCTTGTGCTTATTCTAAATATTCTATCGTAAAACACGCCAAGATTAAAAAATTCAACCTGTAATGTAAACTCGCCTAATCGACCAACGCGAGGCCATGAGCCATGCCGCCAAGTTCTGCCGCCATCGTCTGAGTATTCAATCATTATTCGTGGGTTGTCACCTTGCCCATCAATAAGCCCTACGCCTGTCTCCATTATGAATTTAGACTTAGACATTTGAACACGAGAACCTTTACGGCCTAACAAGTCACCATTAACACTATTAGTAACACGCTCCCGCCTGATTGGGTCGCCGTTGTTCGTGTAGGTGTTAAGGTCTAATGTGTACACGCTGCCATTATCAACATCAGATATGTACGTTTTACCGTATACGTCTATGAAGCTGTTGCCCTGGTATCTGTCGCCACTCATACCGCTAGATAATTCAGACCAACCTAGCTGTCCTAAACTCTCGTTTAAAATAAACGTCTTGTTTCCAGTTGGGAAAGTTAAGCAATAAAAATTCTGCCCGCTAATGGTGAAAGCTGATCCTATCGCGTCGCTAGAATCTGAATAGGTCGCTATCTCATCACTGATAGGGTCAGTGCTAACGACTTCTTTTGCACCAGTAGCCGAGCGATAAACACGGTTGTCATCCCCTAACCAATACATAGCTTCATCAGTTCTAACTACTGAGTGAATAGCGCCTAGGCCAACTTGAAAGATACGACCTTGAAGTTTTTCAATGGGTGGATTGCCAACGCCGCTGTTATACCATGCAACTGTTGACCGCTTGCCAAACCTGTAAATGATTTCATCAAATACGAAATCCCTAACCATGTCATCTGGATCGGTTTCTTCGCCGATTGTATTTAACCCGCTGGCAGTAGAGCCGTCGCCCACGTTTGATACCGTGGTAAATCTTGGCTTAGTGTAAAGGAATTGATTGTTTATAAAGTCAACGCTTTGCGAGCCTGCAATATTCGAGTCGGTAACTATTGTGACCGCATTAGTGTCTGTTGAGTACTGATAAACACCTGTAACCGATACAATAAACATATTGATACCGTCATCGGCCATTATGCAACGGTCAACACCCAATATCGTGCCTCTGCGCGTCGCTACGCCGTTATTTGATATTTCATACAAGCTTGTTCCTTTGACTTGATAAAGTATCTCAGCCATTCGGTGAAAGCCTCGATCAATGCCAGTGCCAACAGTGTTAGGTAACAGCCCACCAAACGGCATTAATACAAACGGCTCTTTTGCTTGCTGTGACACTTGCGGGCGCCAGTTAACCGTTCTCTGGCTAGATAGTGGCCTGCTTCGGCTCTGATATGATGCGCCTGTTATTTGTACAGGTAAGGTTTGAAACTTCATGGGCGTAAACTACTGTTATCAATCTTGACCGCCGGCGCATTACCGTAACGGCCTTTCTTGTCTGCCTTATTCGCGCCTTTGATTGAACTCATAAACCGCGCCCTGTAAACCTGCTGCTGATCGAAGTCTTGAGCGTAAAGCATAGCTTCATATAACGCACCGTTTAGATATACGGCTGGGTTATTGGTGAGTACAGCGTTTGTTTGATTAGCATCGGTTAACGCCGGCTCTCGTCTGTAATATTGTATCTGCAATGTGTACGAGGTATCAGGCGTGATATCAAACTCAATGGTATCACCAACGATGGTGAAGAAATTCGGCCTGCCTGTTCCACCGATACTGTTTAAAGCTTCTGGTGTTACATAGACTAATTGGCCGTTATCAATCGTTAGTCTGGTACTTCTTGAAGACTCGAAATCAGCAGGTAGTGAAATGATTCGGGTTGGCGTGGTTATCTCCGCTGTAACTTCCATAGAGCGTAATTTTAACGGTTCCATGTCATTGTTATACATAGCATCTTCAGCCAGCATGACAAAATCAGGGATTAATGATGCCAAGTCTTCACGATGTGACCATTTAATAACGGCTTTACATAACTCATCGAAATTTGTGATCGCCATTATATGCGCCCCGCTTTAGTTCTTAACCGTGAATAATTGTAATCATTCAACTTGGCTATGAAGAATTTCTTGTTGTTTGCAGACATCGGGTTGGTGTCATGCGCTCCAGATATTTTAAGTTCATTGCGCCACTGCTCAACAACTACCATCGGGATTCTGGCGACATGATGCATGTCACCTTTCCAACCTGTACCGGCATTGTTTCGGTTGTCGGCGTTTAAGTCGATAACACTATCAATGTTTTGACTGGTTTTAACATGAACACGTCCGTTTTTAATATCAACGTGTTCAGTTATGCCAGTGAATTTATCTGTGTCGAGTAGACGCATTTAAACCTCAATAAATTTTGATTTAATCACACCTAATTCGGTCAATCTTTCAAGTTCGTCTGAGTCTTCAACTTGGCATACATCACCTTTGTTACATCGAACTTCATTGATATCGAAATACACACGAGTAAATACATCAACACGTTGCTTTTTTGGCTTTGATACTTTTGGCTTAACTGGGTTCATTTTGGGAGTCTCTTAATGATGTTTGTATAGTTTAACGTTTTGTGGCAATTCAATCAAATAACAAACAAAAAGACCGCAATTAAGCGGCCTTTTATCTGACTATCTAAGTCTATGCTACGGTTAACGCGGCGATTATACCACTTGATTTAGCGTTACACGCTTCAAGTGTATACTCCGCGTTAAGCAATTCACGGTCGAAATCACCAGTTTTTGCAAGCGGTGTCGAAGTGATAGACGATAACTCAGAAAGTTTCCACATGTCAGTCTGCAAAACATACATCATGCTTTGGTCGATATGACGAGCAGGAACAACCTTGAGCGAACCAAAATCAGATACATAGACATCAATTGCCGCTGTAACAGATTTGCTGTCACCATCTACTGTACGTTGAGCGGGGCCACTTGTGCCGCCACCAACAAAAGCAGACATTGCTTGCTTGTTGAATGAGCCAGCTAGGATCAAATCAGGGTCGCCGCCTTCATCCCAACACTGTGCTAAAACATCTTTTAAGAATGCTTCAGTTAATGCGCGTGGCGTACCTTCGGTAATCACGTCAGTACCATCACCAGTTGGAGCGGCACCAGTTGCACCTAAGCTAAGGTTGTCAGCTACATAAGTGGGTAAGCCTGCACATTCGCGCGCGGTAGATGTACCATCACCAGTTACTTTGATTTTGTTAGCAAGTACCGAAAACTCAATATCATTCTTCAATTCCTTACCCATCTTCATAATCTGGTAAGTCATTTCATCGGAACGGCCCGCAGAATCAATTTGACGCTGTGTACGAGATACACTAGGCACTTTGCTAGCAATCTGGGTCAAGTTGCCAAGGCGTACAGTTGGTACGATTGTGGTATCTGTTGCAGCCGCGCCTTCAACTGTGGCGTTATTGGCCGGGGTTGCTAAAGAGTCAGTTTGCCATTCATGATTCACTGCGGTGGCGGTGTTTTTAGCAATAGCAGATAAGAAAGGGGTCGCAGTTGGCGAGATGTTCCAAATCATATCGGCTAAGTCTTCACGGTTACCTACCGCGTCATAAGTACTGAAATCAGCCATTTTAATAGCTCCTAATTAGTTGTTAAGTTGTCGTTTTAAACGAGCCAATTTAACGGCATCATCAACCTTGCCAGATTGTTTAAACTTAGCTTGAGCCACGTCTATTTCAGTCTGCAATGTTGTCTTAGCCTGTTGTCTTGGCTTCGTAATTGGTGGGGCTTTACGCACCTTTTTAGTCATCACATCAGCTTTGCTCTTGCCTTCGTTATATTTAGCGGCATCAAGTAAAGTCTTAAAGTTTCGACTAGTAAAGCCTGATAAATCATCGTTAGTATAACCATTAGCGTCTGCGTATTTCGTCATTACGGCGATATCTGCAGTGGCTTTGGCGGTTGGCTGGCTATTCTCTAACCATCCATCCTGAGATTGGGCAAATGCGCTATATTCTTGCTGAAAATCAGTGCCTTTCTTGCTAGCTAGACCCTTAGAATCTGCAATTAATTTTGCTCGTTTCTGCTTCTTCTCAATATGTTCGATGTATTTTTCTGGCTCATATTCGCGCAAGTCTGCCAGGTCTTCTGCGCTTATGGCTTCTTCACCATTGATCGCCTCAAACTCTGCCAGTGCAACGTCAAGCTGTTGCTGTTTAGCGGCAAACGATTCTTTATCGATATTGAATTGTTTAACTTCTTCAGCGTGTGCTTGCGTTTTGCGCGTATAATCTGACTGCATCATGCTCCCAGACTTCCACTCTTTGATTGTGCTTGCGCTTACTTCTTCACCATCTACATCGTAAAAAAGGTCGTCTGCTTCGTCATCGTTGGTAGCCTGTTCACTAGACTCATGAACAGATTCTTCGGTTTCTATCTCGGTAACTTCCTCGACTTCTTCCGGTGGCGT